AGAAATAGCTTTTGTTTTATGGGGCTGTAAAAAGTAGCTTAATTCTTTGGGGTTGGGATCGTATAAATATCTTGCCTGTGCAGCCTGCCATGCCCACAACTGACGAATAATAGTTTCCTGTTTCTCCCTGGTAAGCTTGGCAAATTCACCATTAGCTTCTATCCTTCTGATCTCGCGTATCTGATCAACAGGACGTTCTTTTTCTAAATACCAGTACATCTAACCCTGCACTGTCCCGCCGTCTGCATCAGTCCTGATTCTCTGCGCCTAAGGTCTTTTACTAAAACACCATCAATTCTATCATTATCATCTGCCGCATACGCCAATCCAGTTTCAATGTTAATATAAACAATACTTCCAGCATAAAGCTCTTCAGCAGCTACGATTTCCCTAAATTTATTTCTAACATAGTCGAGATCAAATTGATTCGAAGCAGAACCTTCGTCACGCCACCATTCATAAGATGCATCTGATATAGATTCCTGCGCCAGCACCTGCGGAGCAAGGGCCAGCACACCAGCACCTATGCCTAATTTCCTGAAGAACTCACGTCTTTGCACGTATCCTCCCCTTGGTACATCATATCCCCATCGTGTGCTGTATATCAATCAAAGCATCCCTGATCATAAGTTTAATGTGTGGATTATTTTTCATTAATTCTCTTTTTGAGCGTCCGCCATCATACCGGAAACGGGATGTATCTAATTGGTTAAAGGTTAATTTGTACTTATGACCGCCTTTAACATAAAATCTGGCACACCACCCACAAATATTATCAAATACTATACCGGAAAACTTACACTTACTTCTTCTGAATTTTAATAATCTTACCATCCAAAAACGCCTCCAATAATTTTTTCTTTGTCATAATAAACCCTTCTTAAATTGTTCAACATTTTTATCTTCCAGCATATATATATTATCAAGAGCGCACCCGTCATTACCAATAATCTTAAATCCATTTACTCTCAATTCTTTCGCCTTTTCGAAGACATAAATTTTAGAAGCACCGCACTCCTTACACACCTGGAGATGGCCGACCTCCTTAGCTAATTCAGAATACTTAATAGAATGCATGTGAATACTGTGAGTCTCGGGTTTATAGTTTGCCTGGGCCTTAGATTTATTTATAAAATTATGAATAACGTCTAATAACTTATTCAATTCTTCCCCTTTATGATACGCAAATTATTCTTCGCATTCATCATCTGAATCGTCTCCTTCTGCATTACCTCCTTAACCGCCCTGATTGTACGATCTAACATAATCTTATCTAAAAAAGTACGAAGAATCTCCATAATCTGCTGTTCCTCAACATCGTCACGATCAAACTTCCAGCTTAAACTCCCGTCAGCCTTCGCCGTTATTGTAATTACTAAATCTTTTGGTTCCATCTAAAACCCCAATCTTTTTCTACTGATTAATCCTCGGTGATACTCACTCGTACACACCATCAAATTACCCTCTACGTCAAAAATACCCTCGTTAACCGTAAAATCCCTTTTAAGAACACTTTTACCCTTAGACCTTAATTTACCATTACCGCGTTCATTATGGCGGTACTCACGCATATAACGAAGCCGCTTCTCTCTCTGAATGTCCAAAGGTACACGCACCGCACCCTTGTCAGAACGAACCCGCTTCTTATACTTCCTCGGGTTACCCGTCTTCTCACGAATCTTCTTAAATCCCGCAGGACTCAACCCATACACCTTAGCAATCGACCTGTCAGACAATCCTTCTATCTCGTACTGAAGTACCTGTGACCAATCTATCTCTATGCCCGATCTCGTCGTGTAGGTCATTGCTCTTTCATCAACGTCTTTAATAGCTCTATCTCTTTCTCAAGCATGCCCATCCTTTTGTCAAATATACTGCGTAAACCGTTAAAAGATTTATCTACCAAATCCTGAACCGCCCGCTTTTGGTGTTCCAGCCTACACTGGGCAGACCTTTCTTGTATCATAGTATTATACTTCTTCTCAGTACTGTCCCAATATAAAAATTGATCATAACTTATCCAAGGCATAACTCTTCTCCTTTATTCCCAAGTTAACACAATTTCTACAAATGTCAAGTCTTTTTTATGTTAACTTCGATATGTTGAATCCCCCCCGATTTTATACCCCGTATACAACTCTTATTTGTGGGTGAGGGATGTAGCGTATCATATGGGCACACCCCCCATTGCGTTTTCGAGGGCCGATATGCACGAAGCACACCCCCCCCCCTATCTAACAGGCCAATACTATGACAATACTATACATTGTGTTGGTTAACATAAGTATAATGAGTTTACATAGTGTATATTATATAACATTTTTGGCGTTGTTAATTAAGGACTTAGGGTAGGCGTGTGTCAATCTGTCACTTGAGCAACTGGAATATCATCTAAAATGGAGCGTACTTCTTGGCTTGCGTTGTCTATGGTGATCTGTGTATTGATCTGTACTTGTGGGCCCGGTCTATATGTTTCGGGCCGATGCGATTCAAGGAAAAATTTACGGTCATTATAACCTTCGCGTGACTGCTGTATAGCGATTTTTAACCCACTTTGCTCTACTTGATCTAACCAGGCTTGCTTGACTTCATCTATTGCCCTGGCTAGGTCGGGGTCGGTCTGTATGGCTTTAATCAGTGTCTGTCTGTGTATACCAACAGATTGAGCCGCTTTGCTTATGTTGTAATCGGTGCCTAATGACTTCAACACTTCCAACTTTTTCTTTCTGGTAAGCTTGGTTTGTTTATGTAGTGGCCTGAGTGCTTGTCCCGGATCTGGAATGGAAATTTGTGTTATTTGTTGTTCATTCATGGTTATATATTACAATAATAGGCTGAAAAAGTCAAGTTTGATGTGATTCGTGGGATTTTCTCCGCCCTGCCTCCCCTGTCAAGATTTAAAAAATCTTTGCCCGTTTGCAGAAATGACAATTACTTTCACTGGCTGTCATCATACCCATTTCAGATTTATCCGTTAGTACTATGCCTTATGGACAGACTTGAGCAGGCTTTGCCGATTATGCCGTTTGACATATATTATATCCCGGCTAGATCACAAGCCTTTAAAAGTGTTTTCCTGGTTTCTGTTTCTTTTACGGCCTTTAATCGGCTTCTGCATCTTTGCGCCCTTAGATTTATGTATTCCATCATCCAGGGGGTATCGTATTTAAGTCTTTCACGGTCTGCCAGGTCTTGTTTGATTGTTCCTATCATACCCCTATTATAAGGAATATAATTTAAATTGCAAATATTTCTTAGTTTTAAATGCTATGGCCTTGAGTTTTACAAATAATCCCGGTTGCTCAATGCTATGACCTTGAACAGATAAAATACCTATTGACATAGTATTACAATGGTATTATATTAATACCAGCATCAACAATAAAAGGAGATTTAAAGATGAAAACAATTAAACAGATGGTTTACTTGAAGATCAAGAATTATAATTATGACAGGACATCTACAAACATGCAGTCGTCCAAACAGGTCCTTGCTTATCTTAATCAATTTAGCGCTAAATCATTACATGTTATGCTGTACGGCAGAGTATAATATTAACGAGTCTAATCAAAGAAAGGGCAAAACCATGAGATATTTATTTATTGACATCAGTCTGGCAAAGAACAAAGTTGTTCACTTGTTGGGAATGGGACCGGTCAGCACGGACAATTATTACAACCGGCTGCTTGATCAGCTTAATAAATACGAATCACAAATGGATAAATCAAGCGTATTCGACAACACTGAAATAAACAGGATTGCAAGAAACTTTGATTGCTTTATTAAGAGACACCAAATTTATAAGTCTAACTGAAGAGCTGTAAAGGGGAGTGAGATGTTTAAATTATTAAAAGCAAGGACCGTGCAAAAGATTAATTACATAAAAAACAAAAACGGAATTAAAGCCTTTGGGTGTAAACAAGATGAACTTATTATTTTTACAAAAGACGAGTTAAAAGAGTTGAATGACTCCGGCTTAATATCCGATGGTATGTACCATATTCAGTTATTGGTTTTGGGTGATGACAAAAGACTAAGAGAACAATTGATTAATCATATTGCTACATTAAAAAACGAATATACGAAAAAAGAAAGAGTTGCATCTATAGAGATGGTCGAAGCTTGTAATGGTCATCAATTGCTATATTCACGCAATTTTTACCAAGGATATAAAAGATGTGACCCAGCTAACCCAATCTACTAAGCCTAACCGACGAGTCCTAATGGACGAAACGCTGTGAAGCGTCTTAGACAACTAATAAAGGAATATATTATGAAGGAATACAAAGAAACATACCTAGGAATAGCCAGAGATGCTAACACTTTCTTTTTGCAGGTTTCAGACGATGTAAACCAGCTTGACCCTGATCTTCTACTATGTGACTGCAAGTTCTGGCTTGATAATAATTTTGAATTAGACGCTGACCAGGTAACTGATTTTGCAATCGAAAACAACTGCTGGGCTATTGAACTTAAAATAAACAGTTCTTATTCATTGTTAGAATATGATAAAGAATTAAAAGATTATAAAGTTACTAACTAAAAGAGGTGTATTATGAAATATTTAAATGATTATCAAGATGCAGCACAAACGGCACTTTTTAATAAAACAGGCTCTTTCTTTGCATTCGGCGATAAGCAATTTGACGAAGCTAAAAAAGACGGTGTTAAATATGTAAATATGGGAGCTGGTTTAATCTGCCCGGATAATACTGTAAAAGAATTAATTAACGGATTGGACAGCATCAACAAAGATGCAGTCAAGCAAGATGTAGAAGAGAATGGAATTAAAAATATTATATGGCGTGAACTCGCAAACCATGAATGTCAGATCACAATGGATATTGCGGACGCGGTTTCTAAATTAGAAAATTATCCCATTACCAAGAAAGAGATTACCGCCCAGTGGAAACCATATTTTCAGCATTGTGTTGATAACGATTATTTCTAAACTTAAACCAATTTAAGAGGTGATAAGATGAAACGAGTAAAAATAAACGGGCAATTCTTCAAGCCTGTAAATTACTGCAAAAAGACCGGCCGATTTTATCTGGATTGCAGAGGGAAAGATATAAGCTTTGACAGATGGCGGATATGCTTTTATTATCATCGTAACTTTGCAACAACAGTATTTTTTCATTCTGAGAAAAGATATAATGAGTATATTACTGAAAATGATAATGGATATAAAAATTATACTAAATTTGCAGAAGAAAACAATTATTACATCTAACCCAGGGCTAACCGCCTGATAGGAGTAAATTATGCTAAATAACTTCGACAATATTAAATACCGGGGCAAAGTTATTGATACTGGAATCATAATTGGGATGCGAAAATACCGCTGGTCACTAAAAAGAAAGTATCAGCCCTTATTCGCTAAAAATGGCGAGTATTGCAGTGTCTTATCAGATCACAGGCAAAATTTTACCGTCTACATACCCAAATCACTATTAAAGGTAAACGAGGTTTATACGGTCTCAGACTGCGGCAATGTGTACAAGTTCAGAATAATCAAGATTAATAAACATAGTTATGAATCTAAAACAATATCATTTAAATTGAAGCCGGTTAAGCCTATTGTAATTGATGAGCCGGCACCCTGGGAACTATAACCAAAGGAGTAAATTATGAAACCTGATTATTATGCAATGGATTTACTGCTGGGAGACCAATCCCCAATAGAAACGAATTACTATTTTTATTATCCAGACGAAAATACATACATTGTAAAAATGACCAGGCTTGACGTTTTATCCTGGTTGAAAAATTATCGAAAATCTGGTAAGACCTTTCAGATAATTAAAATGTGCTTTGGTTATTATATTTTAAATAATTATCCAAACACGGCCAGCCCATGTATTTTAAAAGTTAAGGAGTAAATTATGGAATATGCAATAACAATAACGAGTTTATCAATAGCCGCTGGTCTTTTGTGGGGATGGTTCGAGACTCACAATACCTGCGCAGATGGGAGTTTGAAATGACAAAAACACAATTCAGACAAAAAGTAAAATCCCTGAAACCAAATATTGACAAATTGATCGACGACCTGATTGAGAAAGCAATTGAATCAGGTACAATAGACTTCGATGCATGGGAAGACGATTTTCTATTCCCGAAAATATTCATGTGTGCAGTTGCGAAAGAAATTTCCTTCCAGTATATGCCGCATCACCCGGAACATTTTAGAGAAGTGGGACGTCTGGAGTGTTCCCTATGAAAAGGAAATACCACAAGAAGCATAAAGAGCCGCTGATAGGTGTTAGCCTTAGAATACCGGAAGCTGTTCATGTATGGTTTATAAAACGAGCAACACGTGAATACCCCATGAATGATGCGATGATCGAAGCTTTAAAAGAATTTATGAAATCCCGCCGTAAACCCTCAAAATAAGCCTTCCTTAACGAGTCCCGTATTTAGCCTGTGCGGGACTTTCTTTGTCTGCCCCTTACAATGGGGGCCAAAACACCGTTCATGTTATTTTTCTCTTTTCCCTAAAATCCGTCACCATTTCTCGATCCATCAAGCCTGCCTTGAAAAGCCAGCTTTCAAATTCCATCATCAAGCCATCGATACCAATATGCAAAAGCATAATTTGCAAATCTTCGACCTCTTCATCTAAAAATATTTGATATAACATTTCATCTCCCATTTAATTTCTTCTCCTTATACCTTCGCACGGACAATCTTCAACCCGTGTTGTTCTAGTTCTGCAATTAAATCGGGTATTCCCGTGTCAGTATAGACTTCTTCGAATGTGTTATATATGGATTTCCAAATTAACGGAAAGTCTTTTTGTGTGATCGCCGCGCTCTCGTTCGTTGCTTTGGCTATCCACTTTAAACACTTGGTAACATCAATTATATCTTCACAATTGTTAAAACAAACTCTATTAAATCTGATACATTGTTTATTATAACATTCCATAATCTTAATAAAATCCCCGTGAAAACTCACCTGTTTTGTTTTCATTCACTTCACTGAACTTGTTGAGGCTCTAAAACCGGGGATTCAGTCCTTTCGGTTAGTTAGACATCAATTTCTTCTAATGGTTTATCAACAATTCTATGACAGGCTAACATTACAGGAAACACAGATTTTCTAAAGCTTGCGGCCCTCTCCCGCTTGCCTTCTTTTGGCACGATGCCCCAGTGCTTTCCCTTGGCATAAATTATTATGCGGACATCTTCAATATCTTTTTCTTCAAATGGTGCTTTCATCTTCCCTCCGGGGCCTTAGGCTTAATTTCTTTTTCTCAGCATCCCATGTTTTTTTTGCAAGCCCTTTTTTAGTCAACAAACACCATTTATCATAATTATTTTCCTTCCACCACGTACCAAATTTAACTTCCCTGCTATCGTCCGCCGCTTCTAATATAATTTGGTTTCTTTTGACTAGCTTCTCTAAGACGCTTTGCAGTTCAGCATAATCAGCATATTTTGAGTCTGCACCGATATATTCTATAATGCTTTTTAATGTTCTTCTGACATCATCTTCCACAATACCCTCACTTTGCTTTAAAATGGTAAAATTTCTTCTGATAATGGCTCAATCTGCTTGCTGTGCAAAATAGTCTGGGCCCAGATAATATCTTCGTTATTGTGCTTATCTTCGTTTCTAAGAATATGCTCAGCCCGTTTAATTTCTATCTCACGAATTACTGTCGGCAGTGTGCAGCTAATATGGCAGGGGTGTTTCATAGTGTCCGCTCCCTTTTATATAATTTAATCCTACTTTTCCGATCTTGCCAAAATCCTTAATTCTTATCTTCTGAATGCAGACAGACACCTGGTCAGTTGCAAAATCCCGGTAAATAGATAAACAATTATCTGGCTTATTCCACCAGTTGGCAGACCCGGAAATATCATACGGTGTCGCTATCGGGTATTTTCCATCTTCTTTTTTAAGCTTGGTAGGATGAGCAATTATGAATAAATGACATTTGTTCTTAATGGCTTCGTCCCGCATTTTCATTAACGACATTCCGATGTATTCTGTTTCCGTCATCCCGTTCGGCCTTGTATGCTCTATCTCATTCCAGGGATCGATTACTATCCCATCGGCACCTTCTAAATTCTTTCTAATAGCACTCAGCACGGTTTCCAGTTTCCGATCAACGG